TAGATAACCCAGAACTTTTAACAAGAATGTATACTACAGCTTTAAATGGTATTAAAGGTTCTGATTTAAATATAGACCTTAAAAATGAATATATAAGAAATTTAAATATAGAATTTAATATGGATGAAAATATGGGAATTATTGTACCTGACTTATTTACTAAAACTAAAGAAGAAGAGGAAGAGAAAGAACTTAGTCCGTTTTTTCAATACGAAACAAAGTTTAGAAAAAATCCATTATCATAAAATTAATATATGACACAAGTAAAAATAACTACAGGAGTGTTCGGCTCACCTATACAAACATCTTATACTCTTGATGACCTTGAAAAAGATGACGAGTTTCAAGAAACTGCTGAAAGATTTTTAGAATCTATTGGTGAAAAGTCTAATGATGTTTTTGAATACTTAAGAGATTCTGATTTTAATTTAGTTTCTGGTATGCAACGTGCCATGCAAAGTGGTAAATTTAATGAACAACAAAAACAAGACTATAGTTATCTTCGTTCTAAGTTTGATAATGCAGACATGGGTAGTCTTCGTCAATATCTTGAACTTATAAAAGATGCTTCTGTTGATATAGTCACTGACCCTACACTAATAACTGCTGCTTTAACAGCTCCAATAACAGGAGGAACTTCGTTTGCAGCTAGGCAAGGAGTAGCTACAGCAGGTTTAAAAACTGCAAAAGCTGTAGCATCTAATAAATTAAAAGACGTAGGTCAAAAACAAATAGCTAAAGCAACTGCTATAACTGGAGCAGAGATAGGAGCTTGGACAGGTCTTGATAATCATTTTAGACAGAATACAGAATTAAATGTAGGTTTAAGACAAATGTATTCTAAACCGGAGTTAGTAGGAAGTACAGCTTTAGGTACGCTTACAGGTGGTTTGTTTGGAAATTTAGCACAGCGTAATGCTTTGTTTAATAGTAGAATGAATAGGTTATATTCTAATGATGAGTATAGAGCTGATGCAGGTAATGAATTATTATTTAAAGCTAGAAAAGCTAAAGATGCTATTAAAGCAGTTACTATAGGTAAACCTACTTCAATACTTAAAACAATTGCAGAATATTCTCCAACAGCTAGAAAGCTTGGTCAAACTTTTACTGAAGATTTTGAAAGACGTTTAACTGAAAGAACAACTAAAAGGTTGGGTTATAGTTATGCAGAGGACTTAGATTCAAGAAGGTCTAAGTATTTATTCTTATTTGATATTGCTTTAAAACCAATTAGAAAAACTGGTAAGGTTACTTCTGACGATGAAATAGGAGTTATTCGTATTTTAAGAGGAGATGATGCTTCTGCATATAGACCTGAAGTTCAAGAAGCAGCTACTAATCTTAGAAAAATGTATGATACTATTTTAAAAGATGCAGAGGATGTAGGACTTGAGCCACATAGAATTGAAAATTATTTTTCAAGGTCTTGGAATAAAAAAGCTATATTAGATAACGAACCTGAATTTAAAAAAATGTTAGTTGAAGATGGTGTTGTACCTGCTGATGAAGTAAATGATGTTGTAAGAGGAATGTTAAATAAAAACAATGAATTATATTCTTCTCATTCTAATTTACTTGGACAAGCTAGAAGTTTTAAAAATTTAAATGATAATAAATATGAAAAGTTTTTAACTAATGATTTAATACCTGTAGCTACAAATTATTTTATGAATGCTGCTAGAGCTATTGAACATAAAAAAACATTTTTACTTCCTACTAAAGCAGAAAAACTTGCTGGTAAAACTGATGAAACTGTTTTAAAAGGTTTTCAACAATCTAATGAAGACCAGTTTGTTGAAAGATATATAACTAAAATAGATAATGAATTGGCTGCTGCTAGAAACGGTAAAGGTTTATCAAGAAGAGACAAACAAAAAATTGTAAAACTTTATAAGTCTGTTACAGGGCAAGTAGATTACTTCGATTCTGGTTTAATACAAGGTATTTATGATACAACTAAACTTGCAAATGCTGTAGCTTATCTACCTTTAGCTACTATATCTTCTTTTACAGAAGCATTTATACCTTTAGCAAAAGCTCCAACAAAAAGCTATGTTAAAGGAGTTTACGATGGAATTACAAAAGGACATAAAATATTTACAGATGAAACCGTAAATGTAATAAGACAAAAGCATGGGCTTAGTGATGATGCTATTCGTAGAGAAATGGCAAGTGTTTGGATTGGTATAGATGAGGCTATGGCAGATGTAACTAATCGTTTAGCTGGTGAAGGATTGCAGAATGAAATATTACAAAAAGGAGCTAGAGGATTTTACAGATTTAACTTACTTGTACCTTGGACAAAAACTGTACAACTTGCAGCTTTTTCAACAGGTAAAGATTTAATTCAATCTAATTTAAATAAATTAAATAAATTATCAAAAGAAGGTGTAGAAGTTATGAGTGACTTTGCACCTGTAAAAGCTCAAAATTTAAAAAGTGAATTGTTTGATTTAGGTGTAGATGTTGACCAAGGATTAAAATGGTTAAATGCAGGTGCTAAATTAGATGATGAATTTTATGAGCAAATTGTAAGAGGGGCGGGTAGGTTTACTAATGAAGTTATATTACAAACTTCAAGAGAAAGAGCTAAAGTTCCTTTATATATGACTAATCCAAAATTTGATATCTTGACACAGTTTTTAAGATACCCAACTGTGTTTAGTAATACTATCTTAAAAAACTTTGCAAGGAATACAATAACTAATCCAGCAGTGAATGCTCCTAGATTAACAGCTTTTGCTATGATGGCTACAAATGTTGCACTAGCTACAAACTATTGGAGAAGCAGTAAAGAAGAAAGAGATAGAATAAACGAAGAAGGTTTAGATAACAAAGATATTTTAAGAGCTTTTCAAAGAATAGGTTTATTAGGTCCACTAGAGCATGGTTATAGATATTCAGAAAGTTTATCTTATGGTCAAAATCCATTAGTAGGTTTAATTAATTTAGGCGGACCAGCTATAAATGATATTGTAGGAATGACACTATACGACAGAGGACTTTTAGAGACTGCTGCTAGGAAAGCACCTTTAATAGGAACTAGAAACGTTTTAAAAAATTATACAGGTTTAGACCCTTATACACCTTTAAAAGAAAAAGCAAAAGAAAAAGATGATGAGATAAATGCATTTATCGAAGATATAGCTAGAAAAATTTCAATGAATGCAGAAGAAGAAAGTGGAAGAACTAAATCTCAATTAGAACCTATGACTAGGTCAACTTTAAATACCGGAGGTTTTGTTACTGCTACAGGTAATTTTCAATCAACATCAGAAACTGAACAAGAAATAGATAAAATTACAGGCGATGCAATTTTTAATTTTTTTAAAGAAAGAGAAAAAAGAAGAAACGAAGCTCATCAAGAAATAATAAAAGCTAGTAAAGAAGGAGATGTTAGAAAAGGTTTTGAAGCTTTTGAAACTTTACCAATTGGAGAACAGTTAGCAGGTTATATGAATCCTATTACTAATGTACCTTTATCTGCTACTGGAGCCGGAGTATATGCAGAAAAAGCACAACCAAGTTTTAAATCTCCAAAAGAATTTATATTAGATGCTATAAACCCTAGAAAAAATATATTACAAAAAATGCCTATTAAAGTAGAAGACCCTTTATCTGCTGGTATAGCAGTCGCAGAAGCTACAGGATTAATACCTGTTGCTGGTTTTTTTGGTAAAGGAACAAGTAGATTTTTAAGAAATGTACAAGCTAGAAGAGGCGATGACACTATGGGTGGTGGTGGAAGTGGTAAACCACCTATTGATAAGGAACAAGAATATTTAAAATTATCTGAAAAATATTACAAAGATTCAGAAGGTGTTTTTTATTCTCCAGTATTAAAAACTTTATTATTAAAAGCTCCTGAAAATGTAAAAGGAGAAGCTTTACTTAAATGGTTAAATAATCAAGAAGGTATAAAAAAAGAAGAATTAAATTTTTTAAAGCTTGATGAATATGTAAAAGAAAATCCTAAAGCTGGGGCTATGGATATGGCTAAATATTCTGATGATAAAAAACTAGAAATAAATACTAATGTTAGAGTAGAGTATGCTAAAGATAAATCTTATCCTGTAACTTTTATAGAAGAAAATTCTCCTGAAGAAGGTATCAAAATAATAAGACCTAAAAATATTCCCTTTATATCAAAAGATGAAGCTTATGCATATGGTAATGATGAAATAGGTTATGATATTTTTATGTATGGAGAAAATATAACTCAAAGAACAGCAGGTGATTTTGGTAGAGGTAGAAAACCTTTAAATAAAGCTGAAGCTGAAATTCAATTACAAGGTATTTTAAAAGATGAAGGGATTTTAGACACAGGTAATTATAATCAAATAGAATATAAACAATATATTGATAGGGACTTACCCGGTGGAAAAAACTATGAAGAAATTACTTTTAATTTAAACGAAAATGTTGTAAAAGATAAGATTGATTTTGATAAATATCCTTCATCATCTTTTCACTTTAAAAGTAAACAAGACGAAACTCAATTTGCACATGCTTTGATAAGAGATAGAAAAGTTAGAGTAGGAAACTCAGTAGAAGTTAAAAATAGTTTACATATAGATGAGCTGCAATCAGATGTACATACATTAGGATATGATATAGGTTATAAAAATCCTATAAAAGACAAAATAGAGCTTGAAAAAATTACGGAAGAAACAAAAGAATTTAATAAAAATATTGATAAATTAATAGAAAAAACAAAAAAAGATGTAGTTAGTTTTAAAAAAGAAAATCCTGAAATACTTAATGATTCTCAGTTTTATGATTTTGAAAATATTATTAAAAAGAATATTGATGAAATTGAAGAGTTGCCTAGAGTACAAAGTAGTGAGCCTACTAGAAACGTAGCTCCTTTAACAAAAATTAATAGAATATATAATGCTCTTAGCGAAGCAGAATATGATGTAGTTACTAATAAAGTCGAAAAGTTAAAGGCTGAAGGAAAAATTACAGATAATACTACTATTGAAGAAGTTGACAAATTATTAAACATAACTAGAAATAAAGGTGCTACAGCTAATATAGATTTTGAAAAGGATGGACTTTCACATCATTATAAATATGATGACGTACCACAAGAGTATTGGGATTTAAGTAAAAAAAATCAAGAATTATTAGAACGTAAAAAATTAATTGATAAAAAAATACCAGATTATCCTTACAAAAACAACTGGCACGAACCTGTTTTAAAACAGTTATTATACAAAGCTGCTAAAGAAAATAAAGATGCTTTATCTGTTTCAACATCAGATGTTATTTTAACAAGATATAGCGGTGAAGGACCTGAATATAAAAAAATGTTATATGATAAAAGAGTTCCTTCTGCTATGAAAAAGTTAGCTAATAAATATGGAGGTATATTTGAAAGAAAAGGAATGCTTGAACCTTCTGATATCAATCCTAGGTATGATGAATATTTAGAAAAAAGAGCAACCGGTAAACCTTTATCAAGCACAGGTATAAACTTTTTAGATGCTATTGACATTGGAGACATGGATGCAAATATAATTTTTATAACACCTGAAATGAGAGAAAAAATATTAAAAGAAGGAGTGCCGGGTTTTGCAAAAGGTGGCTTAGTAGAAGGTAAAGATGACGTACCATACACTAAAGAAAACCCAGCAGATAGAGTTGACCCTTTTACAGGACAACCTTACTCAGCACAGATGGAGGAATTAGGATTAGATGTTTTTCAAGAAAGATAATAAAATGGATATAGAACTTTGCAA